AACTGCTAGAAGCTAGTTGCAGTGTTTTAAACATTAAAGGTGACCTAGCACTTTGAATTAATTTTCCATTATTATCTTTTAAAATAGGTTCAGATAATATCACATAACTTGCATATTGAATGTTTCCATTATCTAAGTAACTTATTACATCTTTAGTTGAACTCGTATAATCTACTTTTTCTAACTGTATTCCTTCACCTCTATCAATTAATAAATAAATATAATCATTTAAAACAGTTATATTATAAATTGTACCACCAAATACCCACTTACTAAAAGAAGTTTGTATTCTCTCTTGTCCTTCATTATAATATTTATAAATATATATTGTATCAGGAGTATCTTCACTAAATATAAATATAATATCTTCGTTAGTATTTCCTTTTAAATATTTTATATTATTTGGTATTAAACCTTTAACATGTCCACTTACATCTACTGCTATATTAGAAGTTCCAGTATCATCTACTAAGTATTCTCTTAATGAAGTTCCTTGAAGTGTACTACTTAAGAAAAACAAACTATTACCTAAAGATATAGGTGAAACATTGCTTAAAGCATCATAACTTGTAGTACTAGTTATACTAACATCTTCAGGACTTAAAACTTTATCAGATTGTAAACTAAATTGTCCACTAGTTGACATTAAAACTACATTGTTATTAAACGGTATAGCATGATTAATAAAAGAAACTACATTACTATCAACACTAACATCAATTGGGTCACTAGCTAATACATCAGTTACAGTAGTAGGAAAGAAATTAATATCTTCAAAACTACCAATCTCACTCATTATAATATTTTCCTTACTAGCAAAACAAAATCTATTTTTAAAAAAGAACATATCAGTTATAGTGTTATCAATAAAACTAGGTAAACTTGCTGTGTTTTCATCTCCTACTTTTCTAGGTGCATAATTTATTAATGATAAATCAAATTCTCCAATAGTATTTCTTACTAACTTTATAGGCATAGTTTTATTATCTATATTATTAATAAGGTCAGGTGCTACAGTTTCTTTCCAAGTATCGTTTTCATATTTTACCCAAAAATTAGTAAAAGCATTATTTGAATCTCCAGTAATTTCTAGTATAAAATTATAATCTTTATCAGCTCCACTTAATGTGTTAGGTAAATCTTCAATCTTCTCAGCAGTTCCCCAAAAACCTTGACTTGCTTGTGACCCATAAGAATCACTCCATGTAAATTCTGTAGGTCTAGTTTTTTTAACAACAAGTGAACCATAATTAATATAATCACTTCCTAAACCTATAACATCAGGGCTACCATTACCTGAATTATTAATACCATTAACTAGATAATCACAAGCTTCAGTAGTTTTAACTGAATTTACTGTAACTCCATCCAAAGTATAATCATACCCAGTATTTTGTCCATTATCAAAACTTCTCTTTACCCAATAAAACGGGTTAGCTAAATGAGGTTCTGAAGGTATAATAGTTTCATTTACCATACTACATATTATATTTTTATTACTTATAAAAGTAGTATCACCAATAGTTGTTGTTTTAAATGATGAAAATGCTTTAGCTCCATTAGGTAAATCTAAATAATTTAATGTATCTGTAGTTGTATTAACAACATATTCTACTCCATTAGTATCATAAACTTTTATATTTTTATCTTGTATTACAACAATATACTCTTCTAAATCATCTCCTCTAGCATAACTATGTACATAAGCATCTTCTAAAGTTAATCCTAAGTTAGCAACAAATTGTGTAGGGTTTCTACGACTAATACCTTTTTCAACAGTATGTAACATATTTACACTATCTTCAACTTGTCCATCTATTCTATTAGTTGGAGCTTGTTTAGTAATACCTTTATATAATCCATTAATAGCTCTCTGTACTAATCCCATTAGAAACTCCCAGTTGGATTAGTTGTTCTATCAAATCTACTATTTAATCCATTAGCTTTAGCTTGTTTTATTTTCCATTTATTTAAATTCATAAATGCAGTTTGTACATCTTTTTCTAAACCTTGTGCTACTGTAGTATCATTTATAGTATCTCTTTGAAATACTAAACAAGCTTTTGTTATGATATATTTTTGTAATACAGTTGGTATATAATCAAAATCTTCATTATAAATTATAGTAACTTCTTGTGGTGTATCAAATTTTCTAGTGAAAGTTGTTCTATTAAAAACTAATCCATCATTAATAGTTAAGTTATTATCTTTAAATTCTAAAGTTAAAGCACTAGGTGGTACAGAAATATATCCTTTAGCATTAGGTATTAACTCTTGTGTTATAGTGTTAAACTTAAAACCTTCACTTAATACTTCCTCTTTTGTAGCTTCAATCTGATTATTAGCTAAAACAGCTTCATAACTTAAAGAATAATCACTTTCATTTAATAAAGGAGGTTCACCTATAGCATTAAGTAGGTAATTTATACCAGTTAACAATTTCTTCATATTTACTCCTTAAGCAAAAAAAATAGGAACAAAATGTAAAATACACCTTGTTCCTTAACCTAAATAGGCAACTAAATAGCTCTATCTCTAATACCAACTACACAAGCTGGGTTCAAGATGTCTGCTCCATAACAGTATCTAGCAGTAATAACATTACCAAATCTTAATTCTTGATATGTAGATTCTGTAATAATATTAATGAATTTAACTAAACCAATTGCATCAGCAGTAAATACCCATCCAATATCTCCAATAGTTAATGTAAGGTTGTTTGACCAAATAACCATTGTGTTACCAACTTTTAACATATCACCATTATAAACATCAATACCACCATTTTGAGTAGTAAAATCTCTATTTCTAATATTAGTAGCTTGTGATAAATCATCCCAGCTTGAAGCATCTAGTACACAAACTCTACCTTCTTGAGGTACATTGTTTAAGTTCATAGTTACATTAGCTTTAAAGATAGCTGATTTAATTGCATTACCTCTTTCTTCAGCAGTTGAAGCAGAAGCAATATCAGTAGCAATAAGTACAGAACCATCACCTTGTCCAGCTACACCTAAAGATTTAGTAGCATGTCTATCTGCAACTGGTAATAAAGCAAATAAAGTTTTATCTAATTTTTGTGCTAAAGATTGTCCAAGAGCTTTAGTGAATGGTGAAGTAATATCAAAGTCTAATACTTTCTTTTGTTTGTTATCAATAAATCTTGAATCATATTCTAATTCACCAATAACAATAACTTTCTCACCTACAGCTCCAGTATTAATATCAATCTCAGTTCCAGCAACGTGTGTTTTAACATCAGAAGCTTTACCAGTTGACACTACTGGGAATCTCATTGACTCTCCTGAAGTTAATGTTTTAACATGTACAAACTTTTCCATAATGTTTGTTGCAATAAAAGCTGATAATACCTCACCAGCATATACTCTATCTTGTGCTAATGAATCTACGTTATTATTTCCATCTGAACCTACTGGTGAAACTACGAAATCTGCCATTTTATATATCCTTATATTTATTGTTTATAGTCCTTATTTGACTGAACCTATTATTACTTACCTTATTTCTCTATAATAGAGGCAAGTTACTTACTTATTTAATTACCGACAAATTGACGGTAATTGCTTATTTCATCAAAGCTACTTTTCTTTGTACTGTTTTTCTATATTCAGCATCAGATTTATATCTAGGGTCTTGCATAGCAATAACTACTTCACCTTGACTTTTATAACCTTCTGTATCTGAAGTTACTCTAACTTGTGAACCATCTGCTCTTAAAGTTCTTACACTTTTAGGCTTATTGCTTTGATATTTAAGAAACATATTTTCAAGATGTAATAAATAATTATCAGTTTGAATACCAGCATTATATCTATCTAATTCTTGTTGAGTTAAATTATCAAGCATCCAGTTAGACATCTCGCTAAAAGCTTCTTTAGTACCACATACATCTGCAATAGCTTTATTAACTAATTTCTCACTCTTAATTTCTCTAGCTTCAATATAAGCATCAATAGCTACTTTATCAAAACCAGCTTTCTCTAAAGATTTATAAGATTCTTCAGATAGTTCTCCATTTTGAATGTACTCTTTTACATATTGTTCACCATCAATACCCGCTTCTTCAGCTTTCTTTTCTACTGAAGCTAAAGGGTTTTCAATAGCTTCTTGTTTAGCTTTGTATTCATTTAAAACTTTAATTTGTTCATCAATACTTAAACCAGTTAAATCAGGTGCATCATCAGTTTTAACTTCTTCAGGTTCTACAGTAACTTCAGTTTGTTCCTCTTTAAAAATCTCTTGACCTACCGAATTAACAGTTTTATTTTCATGTTTTTCAGCTAGTTTAAAAGCTTCTTCAGGAGTAATTGTAGGTGAATTTTGCACTGGTTTATTACTACCTTCAGTTGGTGTTAAAGCCTGAGCTTTAGCTAATAAACTTGCTACATCACTTTGTTCAATTTGTTCTGCCATATATTATATCCTTTCTATTGTAATAATTGAGGGTTAGCTCCAGCTTGTTCAGCTAGTACCTTACCACCATTTTGAGCCATTGAAGCTCCAAGTTGTTGTTGCATAGCTTGTTCTTGCATAGCTTTCTGTTCTGCTTCTTTCTGCTCTACAGTTTTAATCAAGTTATCAACATCTATTCCAGTAGCATAAGCTAATCTGTTAACCAAAGTATTTTTATTTACTTCATTCCATCCTTCAGGTATTACACCTAAACCTTCTATAAATTGCATAAGCTTATTAGCATCATTTCCTCTACCTAAAGCTTCTAATCCACTAGTTATAACTGGTTCAATTTGAGTATCAAGTTTAATATTAAGTTCTTTAATAAATAAGCTTAATAAAGGTTTTTGTAATTCATCACTAAGTAAAGAATATACACCTCCTAAAGTTTCTTCTAATTGTTGAGCTGTTCTAGCTATTTCTTTAGCTGTTACTCTCTCAGCATCTCTTGAAGTAAATAATAAGAAAGCTTGTGATAATCGTAACTCTAAAGTTTGCATATAATTTAATAAAGCATTTAAATCACTATTTTTATTAGTTTGAGGTACTGTAATATCATCAGCATGACCAGCTATATAATCTCCAGTTGTAGCATTATTTAAGTCTTCTACATCAGTCCCATGTTGTGTATTAGGATTAACCATGTACACTACTTTAGACATAACACTTGCTAAATCTACCATAACCATATTCATAGCTTCATAGTTTCTAAGGTCACCTATATAATGCTCAACTAAACCTCTACCATAATTTGAATTAGGTACAGAAGTCCATCTTAATATTATAAATGGTGTAGTATCTTCATTTATCCTGAAAGTTTCATCAGAACCAGCAACTAATTTATCTTCAACTTCTTGATATTTCTGATAATTACCTTCTCCATCATTAACCATTCTAGTATAAATATATACATCTTCTTTTTCTTCTGTTAATATAATATCTTCAGGAAGAGTTCTAGGTGATACTTTTTCTCTAATAACTAAATCAAGTAAATTTCCACTAGTATCTCTTTTAACACAATAATTTCTTAAAGTGAATACACTAAACCCTTTTTTTG